GGACGTGGTCCGGCCCGACACCCGCACCTTCCCCGCTGAGCCCCCCTTCGTGGCCCTCGAGGCCCCCGCCCTGGAGTACCGCCAGGTCATTGACATGGACCCAAGCCTCCAGGCGGGGCCCGTCTACTACCACCTCCGGGCCCACGGGGGGAACGAGTGGGTTCGGGTCCAGGTAGACGCCTCCCGCCCCAGGCGGCAAGCCCTGGTGAGCGTGGCCCGGGACCTGCTTCGGCCGAGGCTCGAGTGGCACCTGGCCCGGGCGGTCCAGGAGGGGCGCATCAGGCCCGCCCTGGGCTACGTCCCCATCCTGGAGCAGAACGCCCTGGCCAAGGACGATCCCCTTCCCGCCATCTTGCTCAAGGAGTCCATCACCCCTATCGGCATCCCCATCGGCATGGCCCGGGGGGAGTGGCGGCCCGCCGCCCCAGGGCAGGCCTACCGGGAGAACAGCTACCACTACCGGGCCAAGGTGGACCTCCTCATCCTCTCGGAGACTCCCTCGGAGCGCACCGACCTGGCCAACCTCGTCCACGGGGCCATCCTCATAGACCAGCCCCTCCTGGAGGACAGGGGCTGGCGGGGCCTCGAGGTGGCCCGCTTCACGGACATGGCCTTTGACCCGGCGGGGTTCCCCGTGTTCGCCGAGGAGGTCTCCGTGGACGGGGAGGTCACCTTCGTGGTGCGGGAGGAGATGGCCTATAACGTCTCCGAGCCGGAAACCTTCTTCACGCCACTCTGACGGAACCGGCCGCTAGGGTGGGGCCGGTATGGGGAAGATGAAGGAGGACACCACCACCCCTGAGGTCCAGGCCCCGGAGCCTGAGGTCCTGGACCTCGAGGTCTGGCTCACCGAGAAGGGGCTCAACCGCCCCATGGCCGAGCTCATGCGGGTCCTCTACCGGGGGCAGAAGAAGACCCGGGAGGACTGGGACCGGGCGGTCCAGGAGGCCCTGGCCCGGCCAGTGAAGTGAAAGGAGGAAGAGGATGAGCAAGTTTGGCATCTACTTCGCCGGGCGGGACATCGTCCTCCCCGGCGTCTACGCCCGGGTGGTGGCCGACGGCATGACCCCGGAGCGGGGCGTGCCCAGCCGGGCCTTGGCCATCATCGCCACCGCCGCCGGGGGCGAGGCGGGGGGCGTGACCCGGATCACCCGGCCTAGCCAGATTCGGGAGCTCCTCATTGACGGCGTGGGGGCCAGGCTGGTGGAGCTGGCCATGATGCCCTCCGGGGAGGTGCAGGGGGCGAACGACATCTACTTCATCCGGGTGGGTCGCCCCACCAAGGCCACCCTCAACCTCGGGGACGCCACGCTAAGCGCCCGGATCGCCGGGCGGGTGGGCAACGCCATCCGGGCCCGGAGGACCGCCGCCCAGAGCGGGCTTCCTGGCGCCTGGGACCTCTACCTGGAGGACACCCTCCGGGGCCTGACGGAGACCTACAAGGACCTGGGGCCGGTTCTCGAGGTGCAGTACGTGGGGAGCGGGACGGCTCCCACTAGCGTGAGCGCCACGGTTTCCGGGGGTGTGGTGACGGTTACCCTCGGGTCCTACACCTTCACTTCCGACGCCCTTCCCACCCTGGCCAGGCTAGTGGATGCTATCAACGCCACCTCGGACTGGACGGCTAGGCTCGTCGGGCCCCTGGTGGGGGTCCTCACCGCCGACCTCCCGGCCCAGACCGTGGCCCTCTCCGGGAACAGGGGCACCTTCTCCCTCCGGGGCAAGGCCTACGAGTACGCCCTCGCCAATAGCGCCATCGCCACGGCCACGGCCGCAGGTGGCACCCCGAACGCCCTCCCCTGGACCTTCTTCTCCGGCGGAAGCGAGGGACCCACGCCTACCACGGCCGACTGGCTCAACGCCCTGAGCCTGGCGGAGGGGCTTGATGTGCACGGCGTTGTGGTGGGCACCGGGGACCTGGCCGTGCTGGCGGCGGCTGCCGGCCACGTCATGGCCATGAGCGATGCCAAGAACCGCAAGGAGCGGCTTCTCTATTGTGGCCCGGACCTCCAGAGCTCCAAGGCGGCCCTGATGAACGCCGCCAAGGAGCTGGTGAGGGGCATCGGGGGGAGCCGGGTGGTGGTGGTGGCCGCCGAGCCCAAGCTGGTGGATGCTCGGACGGGAAAGCTCACCGTCTACCCCTCCTACTACACCGCCGCCATGCTGGCGGGCATGAAGGCGGGGAACCGGCCCGAGATGCCCCTCACCTGGAAGTCCCTCGCCATCTTCGGGCTTAGCTACGACTACGCCACCGAGGACCTCGAGAACCTCCTAGAGAACGGCGTGGTGCCCGTGCACTACGACCCCGGCCGGAACAAGTACGTGGTGACCCAGGGCATCACCTCCTATACCCGGGACGCCAACGTCATCTACAGAAAGATCGCCGGGATGGACATCGCCGACTACCTCAACAAGAAGATCCGCCTCCGGCTCCAGCGCTTCGTCGGCCAGGTGGGGGACAAGCTCACCATCAAGCAGATCCTCAACGCCGTGGTGGGGCTCCTCCAGGAGGAGGTGCGGGGGCCGGGCAACCCGGACGGCGTCCTCACCGACGGCATTGACCCCGCCACGGGCCAACCCACCCCGGCCTTCCGCAACGTGGAGGTGGTCATGGATGGGTTTGACGCCGTGGGGGTGCGCTACGAGGCCCACCCTGTGGGCGAGATCGCCTACATCCTGGCTACGGCCTACCTGACCCCGGTGCGCATCGAGGCCCGGGCCTAGAGGAGGTGAAGTAGAAGATGGCGGCCATTAACGAGCAGATCACCCGGCACGCAAACCGGTGCCGCTTGGTCCTGGACGGCGAGACCATCGCCGAGGGGCTGAACCTCACCGTCCAGGAGCAGGGTGGCACCCAGGGCATCTACACCGTGGGTAGCGAGTACCCCCACGAGCATGTGCACAATCAGTACAGCGTTACCGTCCAGATCGGCGCCCTGTGGTGGAAGGAGAAGAACCTCAGCAAGCTTTCGCCGGGCGGGGGTGAGCTGGTCCAGCTTCCCCCGGTAGACGTGGAGGCCTACGACGAGTCGGACGGGGCCACGCTCTGGGTGGTGCGCACCTGCACCTTCGCCTCCCGGGCCGTGACGGTGAACGCCAACCAGCCCCTCCAGCGCAACGTGCAGCTCATGGGCGTCTGGGTAGACGACCTCAGTTGAGGCGGGGCTGAGACCCTGGGCGGGCCGGACCCCCGGCCCGCCTTCCCCTTTTTGGGGGTAGGGTGAGGGGCGTGAAGGGAAGCGTCCGCATCCAGCACCAGAACCCCGAGCTTTCCGGGGAGGTCACCTTCCACCTCCCTACCCTCTACGAGCGGATCGCCATCGGCAAGCGGGTAGCCCAGCTTTGCGCCCCGGCCAAGTGGGAGGACCTGCCCCCGGACGAGCGGGCCCTGGCCCGGGTGGTGGCGACCCTCGAGTACGTCATAGACACGGCCCCCAAGGGCTTCTACGAGACCGGCCCTGACGGCAGGCCCCGCCTGGCCCCGGGGAGGCTCCTTGAGGTGGATGAGGGGCTTTTGTGGGAGGTGTGGGCCGCCTATGTGGCCCTAGGGGACTCTTTTCGCGGAGGTGGAGAGGGCCTTGAAGGAGCTTCTGGCGAACCCGGAGGCCCGGCTGGTGGCCCGGGCGGCGAAGGCCCTGGGGCGTGACCCCTTCGAGGCCCTCGGCCTCCCCCCCGTGCCCCTAGTGGGCGAGGTGGCCATCTTAGCCCTCGCCCTAGCGGAACCTGAGCTTGGGGAGCGTATCAAGGAGGAGGAGGAAGTCCAGGCCTTCAAGGAGGAGATGGAGCGCAAAGCGGCCTGGGAGGCCGCCCTACCCGGAGGAAGGGGCTACCGTGGGCCTAGGGGGACCGCATGGACCGAAAGGTAGAAATCACCATAGAGGGAAAGGTCCGGGTGGATGTAGATGAGGCCGCCGTGGAGCGGGCCAAGGCCCGGGCCGCCGAGGTGGAGGGGGTCGCCAAAAAGGCGGCTGGCGCCTTGGCCCAGCTAGAGGATAGGGCGGCGGTCCTCGAGGGGCATCTAGAGCGAGTTCTAGCGTCAGGGAGGGAGCGTGAAGCCCCTGAAGACCCCGAAGGACAAAACCTTGCCCCTGGAGTTGGGCCCAGGGAAGCCGAGCAACTTAGGGAGGAGCTAACCCGGCTACGCGAAGAGATAGTCCGGCTTCGGGAAAAGGGCCTTAGTCTAGATGAGGCTGCCGTGGAACGTGCCCTAAGAGCGGCCCCCCAGGCGGCCCTCGGGGAGGAGCCCCAGGAAGTCCCCCAGGCCCGGGAGAGGGTGAAGCGGGCCGTGGAGGCGGCCCTCGGGGAGGAGCCCCAGGAAGTCCCCCAGGCCTGGGAGAGGGTAAAGCGGGCCGTGGAGGCGGCCCTCGGGGAGGAGCCCCAGGAAGTCCCCCAGGCCCGGGGTACCCAAGCCAAGGGGCAGGAACCCCGGGCCACCCGCACCCCCACCCCTCTCGAGGCCGCCTACGCCCGGGCCCTCGGGGCCGACCACCCCCTCTACCGCCGGGTCTTCCGGGGACTGGAGAGCCTGGAGGCCCAGGTGGCCGGGGCCCGCACCCAGGGGGACTTCGCCCGGCTAGAGGCGAGGGCGGCGGTCCTCGAGCGGTACCTGGAGCAGGCCCTGGCCCTTGGGGCTGACCCCAAGGTGGCGGAGCGCCTGAGGGAAGAGATCGCCCGCCTCCGGGAGGAGATCGCCCGGGAACGGGAGGAGCGGGCTCGAGGCCGCCTCATCGGGGGAAGTGGCCAGGGCGGACCTCCCGGGGGCGGCCCCCCGGGAAGCGGGCAAGGAGGAGGAGAGGAGGGGGGTGAAGGAGGTGGGGGCGGCCCCTTTGGGGGCCTTGGCCCCTTGACCCGGACCGCCGGCGACCTCTTCCGCCGGGCCGCCCAAGGGGGGCTGGCCCGCTTCGGCCCCCTGGGGGCCTTCCTCGCCCGCCTAGGTCCTTGGGGCATGGCCCTAGGAGGGGCGGCGGCCCTCATCGGGGGCGTGAACTTGGTATCCCGAATCCTCGAGGGCATGAACCGGGAGGCCCGGGGCGAGGCCATGGAGACCGCCGACCTGGCCCGCCTCCTGGAGTACAGCCGCAACCCCCTGCCCCTCTTCCGCCAGCCCGGCACCCTCTACCCCGAGCGGGGGCTCCTTGAGCTGGGGTACACGGCCCGCGATGCCCAGAAGGTTGCCCTAGCCTATGGCCTCCCCGGGGGCATCCAGGGGGACGTGCGGAGCATCTTAGCCTTCGCCGCCACCACGGGCTTAGGGGAGGAGCCCGCCGTCCGGGCTGCCCGGGAGCTTGGGCTCCTTGGCCTTGGCCGGGGGCAGGTGGGGCAGGGCCTCGAGGTCTTGAAGGCGGCCATGGCCGAGGGGGTGAGGGAGGGCGTGGACAAGGCCTCCACCCTCCAGGGGCTCCTCCGGCTCAGCCAGGAGGCGGCCTCGAGGGGGGTGCAGGTCACCGCCGCCGGCCTCGCCTTCCAGGCCGCCCTGCAGGCTGCCCTGGCCGGGACCGGGAACCGCCTCCTCCAGGGGGAGATGGGGGCGAACGCCCAGTCCGCCCTCAAGGAGGCCTTCGCCGGCCTCGGGGATGTGGGCCTGCAGATGTACCTGGTGAACGTCCTCGGGGGGCTTCCCAAGGCGGAGCAGCTAGGCCTCCGAGGGGCCGAGGCCCGGGGCTACGAGCGCCTGGTGAAGGCCGACCCCGCCCGGGCCATGGAGATCGCCCTCAGGCTCCTCCCCGAGCGCAACCCGGAGCTTTGGGCCACCCTAGTGGGGCGGGTGGAGAAGGGGCTAGGTACCCCTCTCCTCACGGGGCTTCTCTCTAGCGCCGGGCTCCAGGGGGAGCAGCTTCTCACCCTCTTGGGTACCGGGGTGGGCTCCTTGGCCGAAAGGGCTGCCCGCCAGGCCCCACGGATGCGCCAGGACCTCCTCGAGGACCCCCAGGCCGGCAACCGCCTCGCCTGGGAGAGCCGGCAGATGGAGGCCCGCAGGCGGGCCACAGAGGAGGCCAACCAGCTGGCCACCCTGGCCGCCACCCGGGAGGCGGAAAAGGTCGCTCGGGACTTCGCTGACGCCCTAAAGGGAGCCACCGCCGCCATCAAGCGGGCGTTCGGGGAGGATATCCTGGCCCCCGGGGGCAGCTACCGGGGAAGGGTGGGGAGCGCCGTGCGCCTCCCCGGGGGCAGGGCTACCCCCCGCCCTATCCCTTCCCAGGTGGGCCAAGGGAGCCTCATGGACAGACTCCCCGCCCTCCAGGAACAGGCCCAGGTGGAGGCCGCCGTGAGCCGGGCCCTCCGGGAGCAGGGCGTGACGGGTGTCACCATGGGCGTGGGCCAGCGCTATAGGGACGGGGTGCGGGAACGGTTCCCCCAACTCCCCGAGTACCACCGGGGTCTAGACGTGGTCTACGGCGACCCTAAACGGCCCGGGGACCCGGTGCCCTCCCCCTTCGCGGCCACGGTCAAGCGGGTGGGCCACGACCCCAAGGGCTACGGCAACTACGTGGTCCTGGACGTGGGGGGCCGCGAGGTCATCGCCGGCCACCTGCAGGAGGTGAGGGTCAAGCCCGGGGACAAGGTCAGGCCCGGGGACCTGTTGGGCCTCGAGGGCCAGACCGGGGCCGCCACCGGGCCTCACGTGCACTGGGAGATCCGCCAGGGTGGGAAGCCGGTCACCGACCAAAAGGAGTTCTTCCGCTTGTGGTACGAGCTCATGCGCCCGCGCCAAGACCAGGACGGCGGGGGCAGGGAAAAGGAGAAGCGGGGCGACCTCCCCGGGAGACAGGAGGTGGTGGTCCGGGTGGAAGGGTTAGACCGGATTCGGGTGGAAGGCGTGAGCGGGCCCCAGGCGGACCGCATCCGCCAGGGCATAGAGCTCATCCTCTCCGGGGTGGTGCCGGAGAACCACCGGGGGAGCTAGGCCATGGTCTACACCGACGTGCGGGTCAAGGTCTGGACCAGGGAGGGCCCCATCACCCTCACGGACCAGGTGCGGGCGGTCCAGGTGCAGGATGCCCTGGGGAAGGTCCCCGAGGGCACGGTCCTCCTCCCCCTCCACCGCACGGTGAGCCCCACAAGCCGGAAGCGCTATTCCGAGCTCATCGGCGTGGGGGACCTATGCCTCATAGAGATGCTGGCCTGGGACGGGAAGCGGGGGGACTGGGAGGCCGTCCTCCACGGGCCCGTGGTGGCCATAGAGGAGACCGAGCCCCTGGGCCCGGAGGCCGTCCCCGGCACCCGGTTGGGCGTGGCCAGCATGGCCCACCTCCTGGCCCAGGACACCGTGGCCCAGTGGATGTGGCTGGGGAGCGTGGCCGGGTGGAAGGTGGTGGAAAGCCAGCTCCTCAAGACCGAGATGAACCAGGACCCCGCCAGCGTGGTCTACAACTACCTGACCAAGGTGGCCTTCCACCTGGCCAACTACCAGAACGGGGGCTGGGGCCTCAAGGACCTCATCCACCTGGACCTGGACGGCCTCGAGGCGGTGGGCCCCTTCAGCGTGAGCCTCGCCATGGTGGAGGGGCCCCACCTGGAGATCGTCAAGCGCCTCGTGGACTACCCCCTGATGGAGCTCTACGTGACCACGGACCGGGCCGCCAACCTAAAGGGCAGGCACGTGTCCCGGGCGGGCAGCGCCCCCGGGGAAGGGCAGGCGGCCACCGTGGTGCGGATGCGCAAGGCCCCCTACCCTTTCCCCGATGCTGGGGAGTGGGAGGCCCTACCCCTGCACGCCCTCGAGGGCACCTGGCAGCCTGTGAGGGGCCGGGCCGTGGCCAGGACGGACGCCGTGATCCGCAACTACTTCGTGGCCTACCCCGCCCTGACCTTCGTGGACGAGACCCACCTCATGGCCATCGGGGCCACGGTGGCCAACCGCAAGAGCATCCGGCGCTACGGCTACCGCCCCATGAAGATTCGCACCCACCTCATCCACAACGAGACCCCGATCCCCGAAGAAACCCTAGCCGACTTCATGGCCAAACTGGCCATGCGCATGGCCGCCCAATGGAACCGCCTGCACGAGATGGAGACCGGGACCATAGACCTCCCCCTCGCCCCCTGGATTCGCCCCGGCCACCGAGTGAAGGGGCCTAGCCTGTGGGGGGCGGGGGAGAGGGTCTACCACGTGCGGGGGCGCAGCCTCTCCTGGGAGGCGGGCCGGGGCGGGCAGATGACCCTGGCTGTGGAGCGGGGGCTTCCTCCCGAGGTCTACAAGGACCCGGGGTGGTTTGCGGAGGGTCTCGAGGTGGTGAGGATTGGGGCCGATGCCCGCATGGACTACGTCAAGGAGCAGAAGCGCAAGTAGCCCAGAGCCTAACTCGCCCACCCTCTAGGGTGGGGCCAGGATAAGGGAGGTTATCCCATGCTTCCGAGCCTCATCCGTGGGATCCACCTGGCCCAAGTGGTAGACGTTCACCCCAAGGACTACGAGGTGAGCGTCTACCTCCCCCACCTGCCCCCCTCCTTCCTCGGGAAGGGGGTGCGGGTGAAGCTGGGCGGGCGGATGCAGCGCCCCAAGGCCGGGGACTTCTACCTCCCCCAGGCGGGGGAGTGGGGCCTGGTGGCCTTCCCGCAGGACGACTGGAGGGCGGGGTACTGGCTCGTTTCCCTGCCCGACCGGGGCTTCCACATCATCCCTAAGGAGCTCTTTGAGGAGGACCCCCACGCCACCCTCACCCACTACCCCGGGGGGCAGTGGCGGGTAGAGCGGGGGGACGGCTCCACCGAGCTCGCCTGGCCTGACGGGACAAGCCTGCAGGTCCTGAGGAAGGACAACCCCCGGTCCTTCTTGGGCCGCCTCATGGACCGCTTCCGCACCCTGAGGCGGGGCAAGGAATGGACCGAGCCAGAGAGGCAGGCCCTCGAGCCCCCCCCAGGCCCCACCACCTACATCCACCTCAAGCATGCCTCAGGCACCGAAGTGCACCTGGCCCAGGACGGGAGCGTGAAGGTGGTAACCCCATCGGGCCTAACCTTCATCCTGGACGAGGGGGAGTGGGCCGGGGAGAGGAAGGTGACCCTGGCCCACCCGGCGGGGCACACCCTGACCATGACGGCCTCGAGCGTGAGCCTCCACAGCGCCGGGGCCCTGAACATCACGGCGGCGGGGCCCGTGGTCATAGACGGGGCCACCATCGCCATCGGGTGAGGTGAAGCGTGAGACACGCTCTCTTCTTTGACGCCCACATCGGGGCCGAAGGCTGGGAGACCTGGTACCCCCTCCTACGGGAGGCGGTGGAGCGGGAAAGGGCGTTGGGCTCGAGGATCGTATGGGCCGGGGACACCCTGGACTTCGTGGAGGACTCCCACGTCCGCCCCCCGGAAGGGCTCATCCGGCCCGAGGACCTTTGGATTCCCGGCAACCACGACCCCGTGATCTACCCGGGCCTCGAGGCCCGCCTCACCCTTTCCCTAGACGGGGTCTTCGTGGCCCACGGGGACCAGGTGGACCTCCAGTACGCCCTCGCCCTCTTGGAAAGCCGTGGCCTCCGGTGGGCTCACCGGGCCCGGGCCTACGCCCTCTACCGGGGCCTCATCGGGGCCCCTGACTGGGCCGCCCGCCTGGCCCGGGGGTGGTTCTATAGCGTCCTCCACGGAAGGAAGGCCCCGGTGCCCTGGCGGGTCCTCCTGGCCCTGGCCCCTAGCCTTTTGCTCTCCCTCTTCCAGGACGAGGCTAGGCTCTACCCGCCCACCCAGGGGCTTCCGGCGCAGCCCGTGTACACCGAGGAGCCGGGGGCGATCCTCGAGAAGCTCCTGGCCCTGGAGCCTAAGGCGAAAGGGGCCCACACCGTGGTCATCGGCCACCTGCACCCCGTGCCCCACGTAGACGCCCAGGTGGGGGGGCGGCGCCTCATCGTGGCCCCGGCCTGGCCCCCCTACCCCTATGCCAGGCGGGCGGGCTACGTGGTGGTGGAAGGAGGACAGGCGGAGGTGGTGGTCTGTGCCTAGGGGTAGGGGTAAGGTTGTGATAGAGGTGTCAAGGGAGCTCCGTGACAGGATCAGAGAGCTCTCCCAGAAGTACGGGCTACTGTACGAGGAGCTCCTGTGGAAGGCCCTCGACACACTTACTCAGAGTAATACACAGAGTAATACTCTGAGTACGACTCAGAGTATGGAGAGGACTCTTACTCAGAGTATTACACAGAGTACGACTCAGAGTATTACTCTGAGTAAGGAGGGGTCACTTACTCTGAGTAATACTCAGAGTATTACACAGAGTAAGGCTAAGGTCGGGGAGGGGGGGCATGCTAGTGAGGGTTACGAGTGGTGTAGGAGTAAGGCTAAGATAAGGAGCTTGCAAAACTTCCTGAAGTGGGTTGTCGACAGGTTTGGTCTCATGGATTGGTGGGATGAGGGGGATAGGTACTGTTTCAAGACGAGGAGGAAGCCTGTGAAAACAGACTAACTGAATGGCCTTGGTTGTCAGAGGGCCCCGCTCTAGCCTCCAGCCCTCTCCTCCCTCATCCTCCTAATCTTTCTCACGATTTCGAGTATGTCTAGGGCCTCCCTGAGCTTACCCCTCTTCCTGTAGTATGTCTTCAAGCTATCACCCAGGATTACAGTTTAAAATTCTGGTGTTTAAACTGTAGTGTGGAGGTGGTGTGTTTGGCTACCCCGGCTCAGGCTCAGGCTCCGAGTGTGGAGGAGTTGTTGAAGAAGATCAGGGAGGATCTTGAGAAGTCTCTCAAGGAGGCTGATAGCATAACCAAGTCTGCTCAGCAATCCCTGCAGAACATGGCTAAGCTGTCAGATGAACTCAAGAAGCTCGCTGAGGAGCTCCGGAAGCCCCCGACAACCACGACTACAACAACAGCTAGGCCTAGTAGGTAGGGGTGCTTGGTTTGGCCTTGGAGGATCAGCTTGTAACGGTTTTCTTGAACTACGGTATTGCGGGGCTTATACTCTTCGTCTTCTA